CCACAAGCCTTTCAGATAAAACTGATTGGCGAGTGAGACACAAGAGGCTAGACCATGAACGTCAGTCCGATCTGTCGGAGGCATACGTCGAACGTAGACAGGAGTAACGTCAACGCCGGCGTACGCGTCCATACCACAAGATTCTCGGAAGTTTCCTTCCCAGAATGACTTATGGCTATTGACTTTGAACCCGAAAGAGTTCAGAGTCTGACAGATCAGGGGTGCCTCGTCAACGGGAACGATCAAATCGTCTCCGTAGACGTAAACCCCGTTGCTGTACTTTCGTACAGTAGCGGGAGTGACGGGTACTCTGGCACTCAGAATTCTAGCAGAGACGATCGCGGTAAAAAACGCGACCGACTCTACTGGAAAACAAAGCGCGGAGCCCATAGACGCGAATTTACGGAGAGGCATAACAAGGCCACTCGGTAGAGACGCTCTCGTCGAACGACACGCAAAAATCTGTCTCCGCAAAGCGGGAACGGACTCAAGCATGCGCCAGACGAGATAAGAAGAGACTCGATCACTGGCTTCTGACATATCGAGGGTCGCAAGATCCTTCGAGATGGAAGATGACAGTGCTAACTTGGCATTTATGTCTTGACGAGTGAAGTTCACTCGACCGGACATATAAGCACTCGAGTGCTCAATTCGAGGCTTTAGCCAAGAAGCGATCGCTTGCTGTATGTATTGCATGCATACAGGTTCGATTGCTATGACACGAGGACTCTTCTGAGTCTTAGGGACAAAAACCACCCTGACGGGGGTTTCGTCCCGGGCGCTGGGCATCGTAACCTGGATTCGTGAGTCATCGTAATCGAAGTTCCGGATCGAACCGATCCCAAACTCAGAGAACGGAAACTCACGTTCAAGTCTTAAGGGCCAGGAAGGGAACTTATATTTACGGTTCCCTCGAAGACCCTCTTGAGTTGTTCCAGGACCATGTCTAGGAACGAGTTCGGTAAATGGATCCCCAAAAGGGGACCCACGAACCAAATCGCTCCAAATGAGGCGACTAACGCGACGAAATACGTCAATCGACTCATTGCAGTGGACATGGGCACGAAGCTCAGACTCACATTGGACGAAGGCCGATTCGGCAGCTCTCTCTCTCCGTGGTGAACACGGGAGTTTGAGCTTCTTCGCGAAAAGACAAATCTGTCTAATCGCAAAGACGCAATCCGGATCGACTTCGGCCAAGAGTACTCCATCAGGACCAAAAATCCTATCCATGTACCCTCCGAGAAATCGGGGGCAGCATGTTCCTCTCCGAAAT